CATTGCAAAGAATTCGTTTGGCGTAAGTTCAGCAAACTTAACAAGGAAATATTGTTGTAAGTTTCTCTTATCGTCATCAAATAACTCATCAGGATAAGACTCACGAAACTTTTGCCAAATAACTGGACCTAATCTCATATCCCAAATTTCGCCTACAACAGTATCTTGTGAGTTAATTACAGCCTCTTGTCTTGTCTTATCTTTTGGTAATCCATATGTTCCAGCAATTTCCATAACACCTTTAGCAAGTTCATGAATAAGGATTGGTAAGTTAACACCACGAGCCTTTACTGTCGGTGGGTCAGTTTTAGCATCCAATTCAGACATACCAAAAGTAGATTCTCCATCACCCGCCATACCTTGAACCATTGAGTCAGGCATTAACCAATAAAGTGAATCCGCAAATGACATAAACACACCATACAAATTTAATAACCTTGGGTTAATAGCATTTAACTCTCTATTTAATAATTCAAACATATAAGAAGATTGTTTAGCTGCCCCTTGGATAAGTGAGTTAATAAATCTTCTTTTAGCCTTCTCTAAGTCAAATTGTTCAAATGAATCCATAAAATCTTCAAGTTGTTCTTGTTCTTCTTCAGAACCAAACATATCTTCAATTTCTTCATCACTTGGTTCCTCACCTTTAGGTGATAACTTACTTGAGTCAATATCATTTGGTTTAACCAACTTTACATCATATTGTAACGAGCCTTCAGGAATTGCAAATTCTTTTTGAACAACTTCAATTGCAAGTTCTTCCAAGTATTCTTTATTTTCGGATTCAATCTGAGCAATTTCTTGCATAGCGCTCATCACCATCATTTGAAGTTGCATCATCGAATTTTCTGATGTAACATCTTGAAGACCCGTATATCTTTTTAATCTGTTGATAACCTCTTTAAATCTTTGTGAAGCAATAAGTTGCTCAAAGTTAGATGGTTTATCCGGTCCTTCAGGTGTAATTTCAGGAAATGCTTTACTACCTGAAAGAGGAGTTTCACCTTTTTCAAATTTAGATTGGATATCAGGAGACATTCTTTCAGGCCCTTCGTATCCGATAGGTGCCTCATTAATTCGACTAACCAATCTTTTTACTAATTGTTCTTTTTTCATCTTACTCACCTTTTAATTTAATATTCATTTTACCAAAATTCAAATATTTTGGTAATTCACCTTTTGGTCTTGGTTCAGCATTAGGAGCTGGTTGAAAAGGATTTTTTCTAGGATTTGTTGTTGTTCTTTCTTTTTCTTTAGTTTTTTCTTTCTCCTTAGTTCCTGAACCTTTTGGTTTTGGGTCAGCATTAGGTGCCGGTTGGAAAGGATTTTTTCTAGGATTTGTTGTTGTTTTTTCTTTCTCTTTAGTTTTTTCCTTCTCTTTAGTTCCTGAAGATTCTGTCATTTCTGAAGACTCTTTAGTCATTTTTTTTCTCATTAAATTCATTAAATCTTTTTTAGTAATTGCTGGTCTTATGTTTGCTTCAACAATCTCTCTCATTTTTTGTTCCAAAATTACTTCATATGGATTTTTACCTTCTTTTAATGACTTTTTGACACCAAGAACACATCTTTCAAATTTTTTATCTTCACCTTTAGTATAATCATCTTTCTTTTTACCTTCTAAACCTAATGAGGATGTACAAATTGCAAAAGGATTTTGTTCAACTTTTTTCTTTGTTGTTTTTTTACCTTCAGTAAACTCAACAGTCCCATCAGTATTTGTTCTAACTTTAGTTGTTCCTGGAGGTACGTTAATACCCGCCTTAACTTCTTCAGGTTTTGCCACGTAAGATTTTTTTTCCTCAATCTCTTTAGTTTCAGTTTTTTTAACTGAAGCCATTCTACCAATAGGTTTATTCATTCCGACAAACCCTTGTGCGTTTACCATACCTTCATGTAAGTTTTTAATTTCTCTTAATGTCATCTTTGATAGAGTGCTTTTACTAACACCCATCTTAAGAATTTCTTGGATTTGTTTTTCTGTTACCATTTTCTTCAAATTCTTTATAATACTCAAGGATTATGTCCTTTTCGTATAGTTTATCTTTAACCTGTTGTTCACTCATTCCAAAGTGAAACACTAATCTATTATCTATATCACTATCTTTTTCCCAACCTAATGCAACAACATTGTCAATTGCATCTTTCATACAAAAAAAATCGGAGTTTTGAACGAGCTCCATATCTATTCCGTCTCTATTCAATACTCCTACTTTTTTAATTTCTTCGGTGTCAGGTGGTGTTGGGTTTCCATTTGCAGGATTTGTATCCCAATCATCACCAAATACTTCAGTCGTTTCTGAGAAAATAAACTCGTAAGTTTTATTCCCTCTATAATTTGCCCCTAATCCGTTTATAAAAACTAAATAACTCATAGGATATTACCTTGTGGAGATACCTTAAGTTGTTTGTTATTATTTTCAAAAACTAAATTACCTTTATTTGTTTTACCAACAAAAGTTATAAATGGGAAATTATTAACAATCTTTTTTGATATCTCAGATTGGGATTCAGTTAAAGATAATCTTTCAATTTCTTTAGTGTATTTCGCCTTTCTTGATTCAGAAATAACTTTTTGTTCTTTCTTTTTTTTATTAACAAACTTCTTTTCATTTTCATTAACTACAACATATCTTTTCAAGATTTTATCTACTTGAGACTCTCCAAAAACTTTAGAGAACATTCCATCTAAATAATCCGCTTCACCCATCTCTTCAAGTTTTGGTTCTTCTTCTGTTGAAGTCTCCTCTTCTGAATCAACATCAAATTCATCGCTTTCCTCCTCTGACCCATCATCTTCAATTCCGTAGTCAGACTCTTCCTCACCGTCAAATCTTGTTAAGATTTCTTCCTTGTCATCTTCATCTAATAAATTTAAATCTAATGAAGATAATATTGAATTGATTACATATTTTACATCTTTACTTGATAATTCTTCTTCATTACCCGAATAATCTCTAATCTTTTGAGCTAATTTTCCAGTTAATTTTTGAATAGATTTAAATGTAACAGGTTCACCACCTTCTGACGGTTCTTCACCCATATCATCCATATCACCCATATCACTCATATCATCCATATCAGTGTCCATTTCTTCACCTTCAGGTGATGCCGGCATTTCATCTGATGAAGGTGTTGGCATCGCATCTTCAGGAGCCGGAGATGGCTCAGGTGATGGTGCCGGTGGAGGTAAATCTGAAGGGGCTTCAGTAGGAGCCTCAACTTTAGGCTGTGGTGCCTTCAACATATATTTTTTATCTTCAGTAAATAATGAAATACCTTCACTAATACCGTTAACTCTATTAATTTCACCAGCCATTAAATTTAATTTTCTCATTGCCGATGAATAAGATGAAAAATGTTTTCTGTTTTTAATATTGTCAATATAGTCAGATACAGATTCATTAATTGATTTCTTAATGATGTAACCTAATCTCTCTTTAACAATCGAATATGTGTTACCATCCGCCAAAGTTATTTTATAATCAACAGAGGATGTTTCATTTATAGAATTTGGAATTACTTCTTTATACTTAGCAATCTCCATGATTCTTAGTAATTTTTCGTTTCCTTGTAGTTTTTCACTACCTATTGGTTTTATTTTACTCATTTTTTTTAATTGTTTAATCCGTTAAATCCGCCAAGGGTTATTGCATTTAATTGAACAACAGTATCTGCAGAACTTGCCATACCATTATAAATTGGGTGGGGTTGTATTGCAGATACACAACCCTCGCAGTTTGTTGAACCAGTGTAATTAATTAACTTATACGTATAAGTTCCAGACGAAAATACTGCCATGTTATTTTTTCTTTATAAATATACAGAAAATTAAGATTTTTTTAGATTAAGTAAAAAATCTACGTTTTGTTCCATTAAAGATAGCTCTTTATCTAAAAGATTATTCTCCAAATTGAATAATTTCTCTAAATAATCACTCCTTCTTAGGTATTTAAACACCAAATTCTCGTAAGAATATTCACCTTCTGTCTTAAGACCTGAACTACGATATTTTTTAAGTTTTTCTTTAAACTTTTTAATATATTCTCGAGCTTCATCGATATCTTTTTCAGTTGCGTTATCCACAACAGTATCAATTTGACTTTTCCAATGATTAATTTTTGATTTAAGAATTTTTGTATCAATGTTTGAATCTTCTTTTTCAGGTTTTACATCCCATTCATCATATAGAACTGAATAAACCCCTGAACTAAAATGTACTTCAGTTGCGTTTTGAACATATAACTCAACTTCATATCCAAAGATTTTAATATCGTGATTGGTATTAAAAATAGTTTTTTTAACTTTAAACAACTCTTCGTAAAGTGATAGTTCAGTATCTGAGAATTGAATAAAATCACAAACAACGTGAAGGTCAATATCAGAATACTCTGACCAATTATAATTGGCTAAAGAACCCGTGAAAATAACGTCCTCAATTAATAAAGGGACACCAATAAAATCAATAAATTCATTAGCAGTTTGAAGTAGTTTTTCCCTCACTTCTTTACGCAATTTCATATTCTCATCCCAAATTTTTGAGTTGAGCTCATCCTTAGAGAAAAAACTTTTGATTATATTATTATCTTTCACAAATAATAAATATCAACTAATTATAATCTTTTATACTTATAAACTTTTGCAATGTTTTTATTAAAAAAACTTCCTTGTGATTCCGCCATTCTAAATCTTGTATACACCTCGTGTGGAACTCCCTCATATTCATACTGAATACCTGTTTTGAAATCAACAATTAGTTTTTTACTCTCCGTATTGAAATCAGTTTTACTGATGTTTGATGATTCAATTTCACAAATAATGTTTGTTCCACTGATTGTTTCTTTTTTAATTGCCATAACTTTTTTTTTAATGATAAATAATTTTGAATTACATTTGTAGTTGAATTTAAGAACAAATTCATTTAATTTTAATAAAAACTATTTTATGACAGATTCAGTTGAAGAAGGTGGGAAACTACCAAAAAAGGCAGAGGTTAATTCAAATACCCCTGTTTTAGATAATTTTAGTCGTGACCTTATTAAACTTGCTGAGGAAGGTAAGTTAGACCCCGTTATTGGTAGGGAAGACGAAATATTACGTATTGCTCAAATTCTTTCAAGAAGAAAGAAAAACAACCCAATTATCATCGGTGAACCTGGTTGTGGTAAGACGGCAATTGTTGAGGGATTGGCAATGAAGATTTTTGAAGGTGATTGTCCAAGAAATCTTGTAGACAAACGCATTCTATCGTTAGAGATGAATTCAGTTATTGCTGGAACAAAGTATCGTGGTCAATTTGAAGAACGATTAAAGGTTATCTTGGAAGAAATTCAAGCAAACCCAAATGTTATTTTATTCATTGACGAAATTCATACCATTGTAGGTGCGGGTAACGCCTCAGGTTCCATGGATGCTTCCAATATCTTAAAACCAGCATTATCAAGAGGTGAAATACAATGTATTGGAGCTACCACATTGGATGAATACAAAAAACAAATTGAGAAGGATGGAGCGTTAGATAGACGTTTTCAAAAAGTAATTGTTAGTTCCTCAACAAAAGAAGAAACATTACAAATCCTTAAGAATGTTAAAGACAAATACGAAAATTATCACAAAGTAAATTATACCGATAATATTCTACAAATCTGTGTTGATTTGGCAGAGCGATATATTACGGACAGAGAGTTCCCTGACAAAGCATTTGATATTTTGGATGAGGTCGGAGCAAGAGCTCAGGTGGATGTAAAAAATCCTGAAATAATTGATGAATTAAAACGTCAGGCGTTAGAGATTAAACAACAAAAATTACTTGTTGTTAAAAAACAGAATTACGAAGAAGCCGCAAACTTAAGAGATAAAGAAAAGAAAGTTTTATCACAACTTGATGTTGAAAAGAAAAAGTTTGAACAAACTCTTTTGGATAACAGAAAAACAATTTCAGAGGAATTGGTTTACGAGGTAGTATCAACAATGACAAAAATACCTTTAACAAAACTTAATTTAGATGATAAGATTGCTCTTATTAATTTAGAAGAAGAGTTAAATAAATCAGTTATTGGACAAAAAGAAGCGGTTACAAAGATTGCAAAATCTATTCGTAGAAATAGATTAGGTATCAAAGACCCAAATAAACCAATTGGTTCATTTATATTCTTAGGTTCAACAGGTGTTGGTAAAACATTACTAGCGAAAGAATTAGCCAGACAAATTTTTGGAAGTGATGAAAATCTTATCCGAGTTGATATGTCTGAATACCAAGATAAACATACCGTATCTCGTTTGATTGGAGCACCTCCGGGTTATGTAGGGTATGACGAAGGTGGGCAACTTACAGAACAGGTAAAGACCAAACCATACTCTGTGGTATTATTTGACGAGGTTGAGAAGGCTCACAAAGATATATTCTCAGCATTACTTCAACTATTGGATGAAGGTTATATGACGGATAGTTTTGGAAGAAAAATCAATTTCAAGAACTGTCTAATCATTATGACATCAAATCTTGGGGTGAAAAAGATGCAAGAGTTTGGAGCAGGTGTTGGGTTTAGTAAGACAGGTAATGTTTATACCAACGAAGAACTTAAGAAAACAATGTTAAATAAAGAATTGAAGAACCACTTCGCACCTGAGTTTATCAATCGTTTGGATGAAGTAATTGTATTCAACACACTTCAAAATGACGATATCCAAAAGATTGTTTTGGTTGAGGTTAACAAATTAAAATCTCGTTTATCAAAATTGGGATATAACATTAACTTCGGTCAATCGGTAATTGACTTTGTTTCAAAAGTAGGGTTTGATGATGTTTACGGAGCACGTCCTTTGAAGAGAGCAATCCAAGAAAAGATTGAAGACTACATTTCAGATGAAGTATTACGTGAAAAAATTGTAATGGATAAAACCTACAATATTGAAATTAATGAAGAGGAAGTGTCAATATCAGAGGTTGAAGTTCAACCTGATAAAACGCCAAAAGTGAAAAGAACAAGAAAGAAAAAGGGGGAATAAACCCCCTTTTTTATTTTTAGAAATTATATAATTGTGACCTATGGATAAATTCGTATTTCTGATTACCAAGTTCTTCAACCATTTTTCTACCTGTATTCATACCGGCAAAAACTTCATGGACAACGACATATTCATTTGGTGTGTGATAGTTGTGATAACCAATTGAGAAGTTGATACAAGAGAAGTCAAACTTCTTACGAAGTTGCCAAACGTCAGTGTAAGGGTGTTGCATATATTGAGGTTCAGACAACATACCTTCAGAAAGAACTTTTTTAGCTTTTGACTCAAATTCAGAATCCGTTTCAAAAACTTTAACACCATAACAATATTCTGTTACCATAAAATCGTGAGGAGCGTCAAACTGAATTGCATAACCCACATTACTGAAAAATTCAGGGTCGGCCTCTTTTGAACCCAAACAACCAACTTCTTCTGTTACAAACAAAGCAACTTTAATCACATCAAAGACTTCCAATAACTGAAGACAGGCAAACACTCCACACTTATCATCACCACCAATACCTGTTGGGTTACCCAAATCATTATATGCTTTAAGTGATAAACTTGGATTACCTTTTGAGTCTTTAAGTTGTTCTTCATGGATATTGATTGTATCAATGTTATGAACTGTATCGGTATGTGCAACAATACAAGGGTAGGATTCACCCTCGGTTATCTCACCTTTTGTCACATAAACATTTCCAAAGTCATCAACTTTAAAATTGTGTTTTTTTTCGGTTAAGTATTCAACCAAAAATTCAATCATTAAATCTTCTTTAAATGATTTTGTTGGTATTGACAATACCTTTTTTAAGAAATCAACATTTTCTATCATAGCTTATAAAGATAAGCCATTTTTACATTAAAACAATTCAGGATGATATAAAAAATTTAAGAAAGTTTCATAATCAATTTTAACAGTTTTGTTAAATTCATTACGTTCATAATCGGTATATGTAATAAGTATTTTTCCATCATCAACATCTTGAATTATGAATTTGTTTGGTGTTTTTTCACCAAATGTTTTTTGTGGAGGAAATTCATACCATTTACCAATATCACCATACTTTAAATTTGACAATTTTTCACGTAAATCAGAGTTCTTACGGTAAGAATCAAAATTATCACTATCCTCAATTTTAGTTATGATTTTATCAAGTTCCCAACCAACACTTCTGTTAAAACCTTCATCATCAAAATTTTTATTGTCAAAATATGCATAATAATCTTCATATAAATCTTCATCAAACTCTAGCCCCAATTGGTCAATAGTTGTTTTTAACATATCTGAAAGTTTGGCATCTTTGTCCTCACCAAATTTATCCCAAGTATTTAAAATAATTGAAACAGTTGTCATGTATAGATTGGCACATTTTTTCTCAAAGATATTTGCAGGAATTAAAACGTTACACAACTTAGCTGTTACATAATCTTTTAATCCTTTAATCAAAGCTTCATCATACTCACTTGTATAATCATAAATAATAGTTCCTATTTCATCTGAGAATTCATTCTTTATCCACTTACAAATTTCCATAACCTTATTATTATGGTTTCTTAAATCTTCAACAGAAAGACTAGGCCTTAATATTTTTACTATCTGTTTAACCTTATCTAAATTCTCATCATTAAAGTTATTCAGTAAATACCCCTCTTCCCAATCATAATCCATAGAATATTCATCAACAAAAACATTACCTGAGTGATACGCTCCTTGGAAGGCAACTCTAATTAAAAAACCGTTATTAGTTTCATCACTATTTCTAGCGAAAAGGTCAACATAATCCTCAGTATCAAACGTTAAATAAATCAAAGACTTACCAAGATTTTTTTCGTTTACTCTCGTAATACGTAAAATATCCTCATCGTCTTCGTATCTAACAAAATTTGCAGTAACTAAACCTTCCGTAAAATCTTTTAATGCCTGATAAAGTTGACTCATTAAACTTTTTTTAAATAAATACTTGGTTAAAGAAGAATATATTTATATCTTTACAACATAGTTCTTTGATTTATGGGGGTGTTTTTGGATTTGACAGGAATGAATTTATTATAAAACGCACGTCGGGGCTAAACTAACCCTGTAAAACTGGTTTAAAACACAAACGGCAACACAATTGCAAAACTTTCTACACTCGGTTTAATCCGTACTGAAGAAGTAACTGTAGCCTAATCTAAGATTAGTATACAACGGGGTCGGTGAGCATATAACCTTGCAACAGAAGCTTGTACCGTGGTGTGGTTTCTATCCGAAAAGGAACAAAGTGGAGGATTAGTTCTCAGTAAACCGAACCACTATAAAATAAGGGAATTGTGAAGTTTCGGATTGTTTAGAAAAACAATGACCTAAACGTGTAGTGTTTTATCGTAAACATTTTTGGACCTGGGTTCGAAACCCAGCACCTCCACCAATTAAAAAGGGACTTTTCAGTCCCTTTTTTTATTTTATAAATCTTTTAAAGTTTTTTAGTTCTTCAGTTAAACTTGATTCCTTTTCTTCTTCTTTTTTCTTATCTTCCTCTTCTTTTTTCTTAGACTCCTCTTCTTTTTTCTTTAGTTCTTCTTCTTTTTTCTTCTTTAGTTCTTCTTCTTTTTTAACTTCTAAACGAACTTCATTTGCTGCATCCGATAAACCCTTAACCTCATAACCAAATATTTCATAGTCACAATATTTATCAGCCTTTAATATGTTTTTTTCACCAAAATTATCAATAAATCTTTTAACATATTTTTCACAATCAGATTCTCCACTAATATCCGCAATTTCTTCAACCCCAAATGTAACAAGTAATTTATTAATTTGTGTATCTATCTCAGATTGTGACATATCAACCCAAGCTGGTATCGGTTCAGGGAATTCAAAATTTGCTAAATTTGATTGAGGTATTGAACTACAAAAATTAGGAGTACTCTGAACTTCATCATTTCCATTCGCAGACCAAGATAGATGGTAATGGTCCCCTGTTGAATTTGGAGTTGGGTGTCTATATTCATCAATAAAAGTAAATCCGTCAATAGATTGTCTAGCTGCACACAAAAGAGTTGATATTTTATCTAATGTTTCATCGTCAGAATTTTTAATATCCTTTTCTCTATTTTTCCAAAAAACTATGTCATTAGCATTACCTTTAGGATGTCGGCTGGTTTTTGACTTTTTATGAAAACTATCATTTCCAGCACCAAATCTTATATTTAACTCAGGCATTTCTTTTTTAAAGGCTGAAGATACTTTTTTTATCACATTTGCTAATTCTGGAGTGATATCACCAAGTTCATCAATTGTCGATTTATGCGCATATCCTAAACTATTTAAATGTGTTCTAACACCATTTGCGTTAACGTGAGTTGATTTATCAACTTCTGATTCAAGTAAAACATTTCTTAATTTTTTAATTTCAGAAATAACTTCTTTATGGTCATTAATATTATTCATATATTTTTTTGTATATTTATAAATATTATGGAAAACAATAAATTAATTAAAATTGCACAAAAGTTATCTTTATCGATTAAAGATACAAATGTTGCCCAAATATCAAGAAAATTAAATAGCAGTAAAGGCCCGTATCAACAAATGATGTCCGTGTTAGAAGGATGGGATTTTGTTAAATTGGTATTTTTAATCGGTGCCATTAATAATGGTGAAAAAGAATTTGAATCAATATTATGGAAATTAAGTAATGATGGGTTTACCTACGCAATTGCCGATGTATTTGATGATGAGGTTCAGGAAACATGTAGTGAATGTAGTGGTAATGGTTCACAAGATTGTGAATACTGTAATGGTAGAGGTAACACAGATTGTAACACGTGTAATGGTAATGGAGAAGTAGAATGTGATGACTGTAATGGTAGTGGTGAAGATGAAGAAGGTGACACGTGTGCAAATTGTGATGGAAGTGGAAATTTAAACTGTGGTAACTGTGATGGTGATGGTGAAGAATCGTGTGAAGAATGTGAGGGTTCAGGTGATGAAACCTGTGATGAATGTGATGGTTCAGGTGAACAAATAAAATATGAAGCCTACGAATTAAAGTTAACCATTTATTTTAGTATTAATCAAGAATTAAAATCAGAAGTTAGTAAACTTGAAAGATATAACGAAATTAACTCTAAAATAATCACAGATTATCAAGATACAAATGAAACTATATTAGTATATGCACTACCACCAGCAATAGAAGTTGAGACAGATGAGGGTTTACAATATAATACCGAATATTTTTATGATGTAGATAATGGAGGATGGGTTGGTGGAACTGCCGATAGACCAAACTTTGATTTAGATTACTAAATCAAAAAGTTTTTAACTGATTCAGTATCAGTTTTAAATTCTTCTTTGAAATTCTTTGTAAACTCCTCATTTTCACAATATATTTCAACATGCTCACTGAATACCCAATCCATACAAAGAAGAGCAATTAAATGATTATCTCTATCCGTAATTGGTAATGCTACCATAGACTGTGTTCCAAACTTTTTAATTAATGCTCTTGTTGATATATCCGGAATATGCCCACAATCGTGAATAAACAGTCCGTGCTCCATAGTTTGTTTAATCAACCAATTATAGTGACTTACAAATACATTTTGTATTTTTTCAGTTACTCTTTCAAGTCCGTCAGAACATCTTTCATATGTAACTGAGGCTTTTTGCATTGCTGATGATGTATAGAAATTACCACCATTATGAAATTGAATGACATATATTCTATCTGCGTTATATTTTCTTCTTATTTCTCTTAACGTAGAATGAACAATTTCGTCTGTTTCTATTTGTTGTGAAAGTTTGTTTCTTGAGTTTTGTTTCGCTCTTTTTTCTTTCATCATGTTAAAAACCCCTGCGGTAATTAATGCTATAATGATAGATGTTACTGATGTAATAATTGTTGGTATAATTTCCTTCACCGTTTTTTTCTTTAAATTTTTATATCACTAATTGATAAATATTAGTAAAAATAAAAAAGGGTAAAAAATTACCCTTTTTAAAACAATAGTAGTTCCGCTTGGACTCGAACCAAGAATAGAAGATTAGAAATCTACTGTGATATCCCTTTCACCACGGAACCATATGTCCCAAATATAGATTAAATTTGTGACAATATTAAAGTTCTTTGACAATATACTTATGACCTGAATCAGAATTTTTCTCAAATAATTCTTTTGTTATTTCAGCTTCTTCATAGGTATTAAACTCCAAGATTTCATCGTGGATGTTTAGAAGGATGACTGGCATCTCAACTCCTTTTTTGTTTTTTATAAATTTAACGATTACAAACATAATTAATATCCAAAATGTGTTCCACTATAATTATCCCATTCGTCATCAAACGAAAATTTCACTTTATCATACTTTTTAATGATTGGAGTTGATTGTTCTTCTATAAAGTTTGGATTTGACATAAATTCTTTCCATGTATAAAAATCACATATACTCTCTAATACCTCCAAAGGAACTAATATAAGTTTATCATGAGTCAATCCCTTAACATCATTTCTATATTTTTCTGATATTTGTATTTTGTTTTCTGACATAACAATTTAAGTATAATAATACTTACTGGTAAATTCAATTTGTTCTAATAAATTTTTATTAATATCTTTGTGATTATGAATGGAGTATTAGTTCTTAATTCAGATTATAGTCCCTTAAATGTAACATCGTTTAATCGTGGTTTTAATTTAGTCTATAAAGGAAAGGCAGAGGTTGTTAAATCATCTGACGAGCCTGTCGTATGTGGTATTATAAAACTTGTTAGACCCGTCATTATTAGACTTTTAAACTATGTTTCAATCACTCGTAGACGTATTCGTGTTAATCGTCACAGAATCATGAGACGTGACCACAACGCTTGTGTTTATTGTGGAAACAAAAAAGACCTTACAATCGACCATATCGTCCCTAAATCAAAAGGTGGGGGTAACACATGGGATAACCTAGTTACGTGTTGTATAACGTGTAATTCGAAGAAAGGGGACAAGTTGTTAAGTGAGACCAATATGAAGTTAATGAAAAAACCCACAGAACCTTCTATATTTTCGGATTCTGTGGGTCAATCTTTACAAAAAATTTGGACTGAGTATCAAAAGTCTTTTTAAAGACCTTGTGTAATTGAACTTTTTAATTTTTCAATGTAACTTTTTTTCATATCTGTCGAAGTTTCAATTGTTGTGTTTTTTAAATCTTCCAATGATTGTTTAACCTTTTGAGATATCTGATGTGTTAAATCATCTAAAGTTGTTCTTGATGCCGCAAGTTTAGCCATTGTGTTTCTAACAATAGTTTCCAAACCATCACCTGATGGGTCACTGATTTCAATAAAACTTTCAGGTAAAATCGAAACAATAGTTTCAGAAACATATTGAGGGTCAATCATTTTTTTAGCATCTTCTTTTGGTAAACTTTTAAATGTCTCACTAATTTTTTTACCAATTTCTGAATTTGGGTCAATTTGTAATTTATTTAAAATAAATTGTGTACCTTTTTCAATAAAAGTTTCTTCATGCCCTCCAAATACTGAATTAAATGCAATATCAAAATCACCTAATTCTGACTCATTTAATGTCTTTAAAACACCACTATTGAAGTAGGTATCAAAAAACTTTCTATATGACTCGTTGAAGAAATATTTTGAATTTTCTTTTAAACTTATTTTTTTGTTCAATTTAGATATTTTTAATTTTTCTTTAATATTTTCAGAAATTGTTTTATTCGTTTTCATCTCTTTTAATTTTTTCTTAATTTTTAATTTTCTTTCAATTAAATGTGTCGTCACAGACTCTTTTTTAACTAAACTTTTTCTCCAGTAGTCATACCATTTTACATCATATGGCTCTAAGTCGGCAACTATTTTAATAACAGGATTTTTATGTAAATCTTTTTTATTGTTTTTTTCGGCCCATCCTAAATCATTATCAATTGTAGTGTCACATTGTTTTACATATACTCTATCAAAAAACACATCAAACTCATCATTAAAACTAACAATCATCTCAAATGCCGCTTGGTCTCTTTCTTCATCCGTCTTATAATCATTAATAAAATAATTATTAGTTAGCCAAGGGTCACAATCCATTATAAAATTTGGGGGTTGCATACCATCAATATATATTTTACCAATTGTGTTACCTTTTAAACCTGGAAAATCATCTGAATTATAAACATGATATGTAACAGCACTCATCGTACTATTACAATAATCCAAAGTTTTTGAACCTTTTAAAGATAATTTATATTTTTTAGCAATTTCAGGAAAATGTTTATTAACATAATCTCTAAAAACATCACCTGATTCCATTTCTTCACATCCACTATTACATTTAAAATACATCCCATCACTTGGCTTCCATTTACATCCTGTAATATCATTTGTTTTATCATCCTCTTTTGTTTTTGGATTTACAGGTTTTGGATTTACAGGTTTTGGTTTTGGTTTACAACTATCAGGTTTATAATACCATCCATTTTCACATTGTTTAACTTGGCAACCTAATTTTTTTTTATCTTCAACGAAGTCGTCGGCAATTCTTACGAACCCACCATCCTTACAAGAACTTTCTTCTAATAATATTTTGTTATTTAAACTCATATCTTATAAATACCTTTATTATTCTTTAAATGTACCATCCTTAAATTGAAAATCTATAGGAGTTTCAGTTTCATCACTATTTTTATAAGCACTACCTATGCCTGTTTCCTTATCATAAGGAGTTACCACAGTATATCTATTTACTAAGGCCCAAGCTTTAAAACCTTCAGGCGATTTAATTATCTTTTTTTGATTTTCTCTACGTTCATTAGCAATTGAAAGTATTCTCTCCATGTTTTGGTCTTGAGTTTTATTAAAATCCCATCCGGCAGCCTCTAACGCTTCTCTATTACTATTTATTAAACCTTGGAACGAATTCCTAAAGTCTTCTTCAGCTGTTTCTCCACCTGTTATAAGTCTTACTGTCAAATCATATCCCTTTTTTATAATATCATCAACATAAGTACCTGCAAGAAGATTCCACCAACCCTTATCAAAACCTATTGGCATATTTTCCAATACACGGTCTTTAAAATCTTTTTCAGTCATAAATTCTCCTTGCAGATTATTAAGTTGATTACACATTTCCGGAGGTAAACCATCTGTCGCACATAATTCTTTTAATGCCTTAAAATCTTTAGCGATTTTTTTAATATCTTCGTTTTCCATTAACGTATCAAAAACACCCGCTAAAATTGGTATAATACCAAAATTAACAAGAGCTAAACCTAATAGTTTATCTATTGCCTTTCCAGCAACACCACTTCTTAAATAACTTCTTTGTACTTCTTTCCAACCTTGTGGGTCCTTCCAAAGAACAACATTTGCAAATCGTTTAGCACCAGAAGCCAGTAAATCAGTATTTTGAAAGGCTAACTTGTAATAAGCGTAAGGATTAACTAAATTAAGAACTTCAATCCATGCACTCCATTTTGAAGCAACTGGAAACCATAAAGATTTTTGTATACTTAACGATTTATCAGCCAATAATTGTTTTATTTCAGGACTATTAACAAATTCATCCCCCTCACCAGTTGATTTAACAATTTTATTATCTATTAAATATTTTTTAAACACTCGTTCAACTTCTTGTCTTGATGAAAATTTCATTGCCGCCAATTTGTTAACCAATGTTTCAAGATTTTCAGATATTTTACTTCTAACACCTTTTTCACCTACTAATTTATAAGAAATTGTATCTAATTCTTTTTCTAATTCTTTAACAAGTGTTTCTGATTTTTTAAAATTTCCATCAATAAAACTTTGTCTTAGAAATTTCATAAATCCTGGTTCATAATCATTATAAAGTTCTACCCAATAATTTGGTTTTTTAGCTCTTTGAACCATTTCAGGTAAAACTTTAATTGAATCATCAACTTTTCTGTATAATAGTGATGAAAGATATACATTAATGTCAGGATATTCACCCCACATTTCTTCTAAAATTTGTTGAGTTGTTTTACCTGTTTGTTCTTTTAACCTTGCAATTTTAAGTAGAAAATCGTCTGAACTATCTAAAATATCATCAAATTCATTAAGAAACTCATCCCATAATTTATTTACATATGTAGTATCACTTCTCATGATATTGGCAATCATTCTTTTATCAGCATCTTCTAAAATAGACCAAATTTGGGGGTCACTAACTAAAAGTTCAAATGTTTCGAACATTTCTTTTCCAATTCTTTGACCTCCAATAGACCAAATCTCTTCGTTTTTTAATTTCGAAGCTTTACCGACAAAATCATTAAATAAGTCTACTACATCATCACCAACTTTTCTAAAAAATTGTGCTTGTTCTAATATAATTTTTTTATTTCCAAGTATTTCATTAATTCTATTAATTTCTTCTCGAATTAATTTTCTTTCATTTAATGTTTTCATTTTTTTATATATGTTATTCCGTTTATATTTTTTACGTTTGTCGAATCTAAATTGTCAGGCCAATCCATAATATTTAAATCCGTTTCTTTAACCCAACCTTCTTTTTCCATTTTTTTAATTTGGAGTTTATTTAAATTTTCCTGTTTTGGGTCAATAGTTTTTGTATCGTCTCCTTCTATTTCTATATATTGCCCACCAGCATTATTAACACTATCTTTTAACTCTCGGGCAAAATACTCATCAGCCTTTTTTGCTAATTGTTTAACATCAATATTAACACTTTGACTAATTTTTGACCTAAGCTCAATTATTTTTGGGTCATTTGCAATGTTATCCATAATCTCAGGAGATTTTTCGATATTAAATAACATATTCATTACCATTTCTTTTTGTAATGATTCAGGTATATGAGCGTAAACCCATTTAAAATCTTGTTTTTGTTTATCATTCAAATAATCACCTAACAGACCATCAGTTAAAAAACTAGCCCCTACAGTTGCTAAACCTGTACCCAATTCTCTTACCCATAATCTTTTTAGAAATGGAATATCTTTAAGAACCGATGGGTCGGCTTTAGCTAATAAACTCATATGTTTAGACATATTTTTAAACTCTTGATTACTTAAAAATTCTTTCAGTTCTTTCATCATTAGACCTTTTGTAACGTCATCCATTTTCAGAGCTTGAGAAAATACAAGTTGTTCACCCTCATCTAATGTAGTGTAAAATCTTGCCCATTTTTGAGGTGTTGATTGTGAAGTTAAACCTTCATTTGCAATTTTTCTTGATAATGTTGAGAATGATTTTGGATTAACACCTCTGAAATACTTACTATATTTTAACGCAGGTAGTAATCCAAATAAAACTGAAAAAACTGCACTTACGTTATTACCTTTCTCATATTCTCTTTGACCTATCCAAATACCTAAACCAACTTCAACTAATAATTCCGCAGTAATTAATAATGGACCTATTGGTAAAAACATACTTGCAATGATTGTTGCCGTACTAATCGCCAAAGTAATCATAGTTCCCCACTCATCAGTAAATCTATCCCAATCGCCTCTTCTATCCTCCCATTTTGGAGATTCGTAGAATGTATACGGACGTTCTTTTCCAGAAGCAAACCCATTCCACTTCCAATTTGTCGCTCCGTATTTTGCATCATAATCAGGATTTACCCCATCTCTTGTCCATATTATCATTGTATGGTAGTACTTTCCACCCCAGTCAAATCCACTCACAGCTCCTTGAGATGCGATTCTTGACATCCATTCATATGTGACCTCAGGGTCTTGTTTTGGATATCGATTAATCCAATCATCAACCTCTTCATAAATTGCTGATTCGTCCCAAAAATAAAGTTTTGCGTCTTGAGGTAAAAAATATGCACCATTTTGTGTAACTCGATAATAACAAAATCCATCAATCAATGCGTCTTTACCTGAAGCACCTTCTGGATTATCAGGCGGCATAATTGCCTTATCAGGTGATGAGCAATAATTTGGGTATTCTCCACTACGGTCTGTTGTATCTTCTTTGTTAGCTTCTCTATCTAAGTAAGAATCATATCCGATTTGTTGTTCGTAGATATTGTGATAATTTTCAGACAAAGTTTGTCTACTGTTATACTTCATATTAAGAAGTATTTTATTTAATAATTCTTTTTGTTCTTTATCCATTTTCACCAAATTTGATTTGCGGAACCACGTTTTATACCTGTATCCCATTTTTCGCCGGATTTACCCAAAGGATTTGCTTTACCTCTTGTTGTCACATAAAGCTCATTCCAATTGGACCCCCTTTTATTTGTGTTTCCACCACCTCCTCCACCTCCGCTAGCAGCATCCTGTTCACCTAATTCATCTTTCTTACCTTTTTTACCATCGGTAGTCAGATTTTTAAGCAAATCAATTATATAGTCAACGTCCTGTGTCATTTTTTTATAAATATCTTTGGTTAGATAAAAAAGTGTAGTTATATTTGTATATATGAAACAATTACTTTATTTACTATTATTATCAGTAACATTTTTATCTTGTGAGAGATATGAACAACCTACTTACCCATCATTATCAGGTAACTATGTAATTGATGTTATCACAGTTTCAACCGATTCTTACACAGATGTATTATATCCTGGTGATACACTATTTCTAAACGATACTAATTTTCCAATGGATACAATTGCCGTTGGTTTTACCAAATTAGGTTTTAATAATACACATATGGGATTTAATATTGTTGAGAACCAGTGGGGTGATTACTATTTTGAAGATAAATCCCCATATACCTGTACTAACTTTGAATACCAAGGAAATGGATTTTTTTGGGTAATGATTAATGGAATACAATACTCATTTGATATTGTACAAGATGGTTTTGAAGATTTAATTATTCGTTCTAAAACAGGTAGATTTAGAGATTCCAACAATAATAAAATGGAATTAACATTTACTATGACTATGACATATTAGAATAAAAAGGAAGGTGGAATTTTATTTGGATTTAATTTATAATACTCATCCATAAAATCCTTTAACTCAATTTTATCAACTTCGTATTCCCTTTCGTCTAACGCTTCTTCATCAATAATTAATTCGTCAGTATCTTCTTCGTATATAATAGGAAAATCACTTGATTCGTAATTATAGTTTTCCAAAATGAAAAAACCGGACTTCTCAACAAAGTCCAGTTCAAATTCATGTTCTCTTATCTCGTCCTCACCATCTTCTTTTAATCTAAAACTAACTTGTATAATTTCAGATTTTGGATTATAATAGTAATCAACAATTTCTTTGATTTTCATTTCCTTAAAGAATTTTCTTAAACCACTTAAGTGATTCATTGATTTGTTCTTGTACTAACGAAGCTTTTGATTTAATTTTAATACCTTCTTCAATTTCTTCCATAGTATATTTTTTACTTGAACACTGTTCACATTGTTCCCCCTCTTTCATTTCTCCACCACACTGTTCGCATTGCTCTCCTTCGCTCATAGATGAACACTGTTCACACATTTCACCTTCATATAATCCACTACATTGTTCACAAACTTTTCTCATTTTTTGATTAATGTTGGTGTTTTTATATTCGGTAACATCACCTTTATTATTAACGGTAATACCACCTTTATCTTGAGCCAAATCCTCAACATTAAGTATTTGTTCTTTTGGTGTGTCAAATCCACGAGTGACATAACCATCATATGGTTTTCTGTGTTTATCTTTAATTGAATTTTTTTCTTCCTCTGAAATACCTAAAAAATATGGTTTCATAATAATTGTTTTCTAGATAAATATATGGTTGATTGAATAATATTAATTTATTATACTTTACACATGGAAAAACCTTATCAACTATTACAACCAGTTTTTAAAGACCATCGTGGGTCTTTTACACCAATTAAACTTTCTGACAAGTGGGTTCAATCAAACATTAGCATAAACGACGATATATTTGTATTTCGTGGATTACATTATCAAGATGACCCAATGGCTCAATCCAAATTAGTTTCCATTATTCAAGGAAAAGTAATTGATTTTGTTATCAACTTAGATAAAGACAGTGAAGACTTCGGTAAATTAGAAACATTCGTCTTAACATCAGGTGAATCGGTATATGTCCCAAAAGGATACGCTCACGGATTTTTAACACTTCAAAGTGGAACAATTGTTAACTACCTGGTGGATAATGAATATTCAAAAGAACACGAAGGATGTATTCAATGGGATACCGTAGAAGAAGTAAAAGACATTATCACCAAATACATGAGAGGATTTAACTTTAAAGTTAAGATTAGTGATAAAGACACCGAAGGAATCACATTAGAAGAATACAAAAACAAATGACAAAAGAAGAAGTTGAAGAATTAGCTGAAGGTGCAATTCTATTAGACGGATTTGATGATTGTATTACAGGAGTTGTTGAAGAGTTTGGTAATGGTGTGAGAATACTTTATTCACGTGATAAAATACTTGAGTCATTACAAAAAGATATGTCTTATGAAGATGCTTTAGAATATTATTACTACAATATTGTTGGTGGACACTTCGGTGAAAGAAATCCTTTGTTTTTACTTTAAAAGTAATTTGCGTAAAATGAAATAATTTTTGGAGCGTATCTTTTTAAATAAGAATTAATTCTTTCTACGGTTACTTCTTTATTTTCGTCTTCAATTATACTGATTACTCCGTTTACCATTTCACCTTGAGCCTTATCGGCCATATCAACTAATTCATCAAACGCTTCGTTAGTATCATTATACTTGTGTTCGTGAGCTAATCTTTCTTTACCCATGTAAAGATATGGTGCGGATGCAAAAATATTAACAACACTAGACTCTCTTAATTTATTTAGATATTTTTTCAAATACAACATGTTGAAATGTTTTACTAACATCGCATGTAGTGTTAAATCAGTTGATTTATTTTCCTGAATATTTTTTTTCATTTTTCTTTCTCTCATTTCATCAAACTCAGATTCATACATCCATTTATCTTCATCCAATAAATAAAGACTTGACCCATTGTCCCATTTAACAACATATTGAACAAATCCAGGTCCTTTTTGAATTCCTTTAACAGTTCCTCTATCACCAAAAGATAATTGAGGTTCACCTAATAGTTCAATGACAACAATTCTATCATCAGGTTTAAGTTCAGGATTTAATTTCTTACTCATATATTTATAAATATAATGAAATATATAATTAAAGAATCTCAAAAGCAAATTATCCTTGAATCAATAAATGATAGGATAAAAGAAGTTCAAGAAGATGGTGTGGAACTAACAAAAAAGATTGTTGAAGACACAAAAACTTACGTTTCAATAAACTTAAAGATGATGCTCACATGGGGAGCATCAATCGGAGGGTTCATGGGCCCAATTATGCAATGGTTAAATGGACAAGTACCAGAGTTAACAGAAAAAGATTCATCATTGATTGCTGCCGGTATTGCGTCAGTAATATTCTTTCAAGAAAGAAATTTTACCAAATCAATTATTAAAAAGATTAAAGAAGACGGACTTGAAGAACCATTTAAATTGGGAGCAATCAAAGCAAATCAACTTAAAACTGTTTTGGCAGGTTTTTTAAAGAGTTTGAATTTATCTGCGTTCAGTGTGACAAATATGTTAAGTTATGCATTCTTGGTTCCAATTATACCAATGATATATGACGCTGTCTCTGAAGGTATATGGGATATGAAAGATACTGAAATGTTGGTTAAATCATTATCGGCATTTGGATTAATAACAATTTCAGGTAATTTCTTAAAACGACTTATGGATTTAATCGTTGATAGGATTACTAAATAAAATCAATCTTTAGTTCCAAATCAGTTTTTCCTCTGAATATTCTGTGATAAGTTCCTTCAGGGATTAATAATACTTGTCCTTCAGTTAACTCTATAGGTAGTTGATTATCCATTTGAAATTTCCATCCATCACCTTGTACCACTTCAATCAATCTATCTTCTCTATCACGATGCCATTGTAGTTCACCACTATCAACATTGGATTTAAAAACTCTAATCTTTGAAGTTTCTGTTAGTTTTCTATCTTTATACGGTTTCATATTACCAAAATCCTGGATAAGTTTTACCGCCCCATAGGTAACCAAAGCGATTGAGTCTACATGCCCAGTACCCCGCAGTTAATCTATCTTTCTTTTTAGAACACTGATGTCTTGCGGCAAATGATTTACGAGCTTTAGGATTAGATACCTTAGCAGTTAATCCACCTTTAACATCACCAAATGAAATTTTCTTAACTTTACCTGTTGATGGGTTTTTAACATAAACAACATATTTCTTTCCACCACCACTATTTCTTCTTGGTTTACCAAGTTCAACTTTCTTACCATTATGTTCCGCCTCAGAAATAAATTCTTCTTCCATTGGGGTATCCAAGTAAATAACTCTACCACTTGATAATCTAACCTGTGTCCCAAAATCAGATTCAATAAGTTCAACATCATCTTCGTTTAATTCAACCATTCCTTCGTAATATAACTCACGAGCTTCTTGAATAACATTAAAGAATTCTTCAGAACCAAATCTGAAGATATTATCATTCAATGGAACTTCATTTGTCATGTGATAATTAAGGTGTTCTGAAATAAGTGGTTTTTCCACCGATTCTGTAAGAACTTTTTTGATAAGTTTTTTGATATTCATTTTTTACTTCGTAATAAGAAATACAACCCAAAGAACAATGCTGAAATACAGTAAAAAATTCCTGTGGTAATCCAATAAGAACTTGTGTAATCTAAAATTGCTTTGAACATTATGTCGAATCCTAGTGGGTTGAAAAACATTGCGAGCATAAGGCAATAGGTGGCAACATTTTCCTTTAGAATTCGTTTCATTTTTGTCATTATCCATTAACGTGGGTTTAAAGTTTATGAACAAAGTTCATTTTATTTATAATATTTTATTTAATATTCTCTAATAAACTCAAGTTTACCATCTTTTACCGTAAACTTTGAATCATTATTTACCTTGGTCGCATACCATTTACCCGCAAATTCCTGTTGGTCATTATAATTAAGGCACCATGATGATTGATAAGGGATACTTTTACCCCAATCATCATTACCAATACAGATTTCTCCGTTGGAGCTCCATAAACCTTTAATAACCAAATATTCATTAAGTCCGTTTTGATTACGTAATTTTGCTTTCCATACAACACCGTCAATACTTATTAAACCCTGAGTCTCAGGGTTTACTAAACCAACGGGTACCCAATTAGCAATTTTTTCATCCTCATTCAAGATTTTCTTATCCTCGTTAAGTAATTTCTTAACTAATCTAACAATATCTGATTCAGTTAGTTTAACTATTTTTTTCATAAAAAAACATTTTATTTATAAATATATTTGTGTAGAGGAATATTTTGTATATATTTGTATTAATAATTAAATAATCAAGTCCTATGAAAAACTTATTTCTTTCTTTAGTAATTGTTCTAACAAGTTTAGTTGTTAATGGACAAATTGAATACTACTTTCCACCAAATGTAACATCAAGTTATGTGTTAGACTCATTGGGTATCCCATACTTACCAATGACGGAAAGAACTCAAAAATCATTAATTTTACATGGTTGCACTGAAATTAGTATTAATGAATTCAATAGTTTTTTCAACAATGGAGAATTTGTTTACGTCCCTGATTTATCAACACCTAAAATAAGTTTATCATTTTTAATGGGCGGAACTCAGTTTTTAACTGACTCAGATGAATTTATGATTAATTTCTTAATTCTATTGGGAACACAATCTGTTGGGTTTGCGGATGTACAGATTAAAGATTTAAAATATTCAATGGTTAGAATTATTGAAACGGTATCAACTAATGATACTTTCTCCACAATAGTTTTACTACAAACACACGATGGAAAATGGGATTATGTTCATGAAGATATCAATAGACTTGGTACCGATTACATTGTAACCTACAAATAAAAAAAGGAGAGTTTAACTCTCCTTTTTTTATATCTATTTATTTAGTATGTAATTATCTAGCTGGTGTCGCTCCTGTTGGTGTTGCTCCTGTTGGTTGTGCTCCTGTTGGTTGAGATGAACCATATTTACTTTTTAACCATCCGTAAAACCAACTACTTTGAATAGTTTTAATTTGGTCATTTGAAACTATACTATTTGGAGTTAATTTAGGTGACCATAATTTTTTAAAAGCTGCGTTATAAGATTCTTGAGTTATTAATTTATCAAGTAATTCAGTCATTTTAACAGTGTCTATTTTTTGAGAAGTTGATTGACCACCAACCATTCCGTCTAAACTATACGAGTTAATATATAACGAATCTAATGCACCACCTCGGACTACGACTTCAGCATTTGTAGAGTTAAATGTTTTTTTAGGATTAAGGTATTTTATATTACATTTACTAGTAATATTCGGTTGAGTACCTGTTTCAGTAAAGTTACTAACATATACATGATTAGTTGGTGAATATTCAGAAAAAAACGGATAACCCATTGATATATTAAACCCATAAGCTAACCAAGATAAATTTCTTTCATTCCAATTCATAGGCTGCGTAGGGAGTTCTCCTCTTCTTCTTAACGCATAATACACATTGTTAAATACAAATTGTGAACTAGCTCTGGCAAATGTTAAGAAAGTGTTGGCGGTTTTTTTATCCAACCCAAATTCATTCGGTTCAATATCTAAAACAAAAGTTCTTTTTATATTAGATGCCGCAGGTTGAGGATTTTGTTCACTCAAATAATTTCTTTTGGTAGCACTTTCATGCATTTCCAATATTCTTTGTTTTTCTTGAGAAGAAATTTCAAAAAGTCTTTTCATAATATAATTTTTATTAATAAATATATGTCATTTTAAAAAACGTATATACTTATTGCTAAATAAATGAAATAATGGCAGCTAAAGCAACAGGTTCAACGAAGTTATCCTTCGGAGTTAAAAAATCAGGTAAATCATCAAAGAAATTTACATCAAATAAACGAAGTAAAAATTACACTAAGCCTTATAACGGACAGGGTAGATAATTATGAAAGAATACATTAAAAAACAAATCGGAAACATTAAACAGTTTTCATTCTCAGAGATGACTTCCAATAGCTCAGGAAAGACATCAGGAAGTGGAACGGCGGGTCTTTACATCGTTTTTATCGGAGGTTTGACATTCCTTGTTGGTTGTGTTGATAAAATGTTTTTAAACAACGATATTGACGTTATAACACAATCAGTAGTCCTTGTTGGAATCGGAGCAGGTCTTTTAGGTTATAGAAAATCTAAAGATAATACAGAAGAACCTAAGGTAGAAGAAGTTACTGAGACAACTGAAGAAGAAATTAACGGTTAATTCCACCAACGTTCAATATTTTCACTCAAGGTTTTGAAAAGTAATTTTCTTGCTCTTTCGTGATTGTATCTTCCGATATTCAAAGCGATTCTTGATTTAACCTCGTATGAAGTTAAGTCCTCGTTATCTATTTTAAAAATATGATATTTTTTATCGGTAACAATTTTCTTATACACCAATGGATATTTTTTGAAAAAGTCATTTAAGTTTTCTTTTTTTAAACGTGTCTCCATATAATAACCACCCAATACATCTTCAATATCATCACCTGTCGGAACAAAGAAAAAATCTTTATCCTCATAGTCCATATATTCCATTGTATAAAACTCTTCCTGAACTTTTTCCATCAGTTTGACACACAACATCATTCGTTTAGCATCAAGGTCTGAATTAGTGTGAAATCCTTTTTCTTTAATGTACTTAGCCTGTTTCTCTAACTTGAACTTGAATACCTCAAAAATATAATGGTCATCCCAATCTCTGTCTTTCCAAATCACAGGAAACCACTTGATTAGATTACCAACAGAGGTAGAAAAGTTTCTAACGGGATTTCTAAAATATTCCCAAATAAAATCACTTATTTTTTCTTTCATAATTCAAAAATTGCTTTCTTACTGATTAAACTTTTATTTAAAAAAACAATACTACAATCAAAGTCCAAAGAATATTTTATTAATTCTTCAGAATCTTGATACTTTTTAACATATAAATCAATCAGATTTTCTGCAGATTGAATTTGTCCAAAATGAGTTATTGAACCAATAACCTTACGTATCCATTGAAAGTCCCTATCCATAGGACAAATATACATAATCTTTCTTAATTATACAACAACGCAGTTAATTGCGGATTACTTTTTTCATACATACGTGTCATAATTCCTGCTTCAGAGTTTTCAAAGTTTTCTTGAGATGTGGTATTAAAACCTTGCAACTTGATATTTCTTTGACGAGCAAATTCGTGAACCCAATCGTGAGCAACAGTCCTTAAAATGTCAATTAACATTCTTCCAACTGCAAGGACTTTAATTTTACCAGGAATTTCA